ATCCGTCGCACCCGCATCCAACTCCGCAGCGGCGCCCCAGCCGCTGACCGCAACGTCGCCCTCCTGCAGGAGTTTCGAGAGCTCATCCCCGCCTTCCGCCCTGACCGCACTGACGCCTACGACCGCGTGCTGCGCTCCCTGCTCCGCAGCTCCGAAGGCCGTGGCACCACTGTCGCCCGAGAGCTGCTACGCGACTACAGCTCCCGACGCCGCCTGATCAACGTCTCCATTCCGATTGAGGCGACGGTCGCTGCCGCCGCACAAGCCCGCGGCTACCTCCGCCGCCACGGCGAAGCCTTCGCCACCACCGCCACCGAGCTCGTCGCCCAGGGCATCGCCGAAGGCCGCCCCACCGACGCCATCACGAAGGACCTCCGCCTCCGCCTTGGCGTGGTGAAGTCCCGCGCCGACGTCATCGCCCGAACCGAGTCGCTCCGCGCCTACAACGCCGCCAGCAACCAGTACTACGCCGCCAACGGCATCGATCTCGTCATGTGGTACGCCACCAGCGACGACCGAACCTGCCCTGTCTGCAACGTTCGCGCCGGCCGCATCTATAAGCGCTCCAGCACCAACGCCCCCGCACACCCTCGCTGCCGCTGCTACTTAGCCCCCTGGGATCCCGAGACCGCCGCGATCGACCCCGAGTACGCAGCTCTCCCTCGCACTCACCGCGAAGAAGTCTCCCGCGTAGCCACCGTCGGACCTGCCGATCTCAACAAAGCCGCCGTCTTCGAGCAATTCGCTCCTCAGCCCTACGACTTAGAGCTGTAGGCGTATAGCACAAGGCAGCTACGCTGTGCTCATCAGTATTCCGGGGCGCTCCGCCATGCCCGCCAAGTCCGCTGCCTACGAAAAAGGCATCCGCGAAGGCCGCGCCATGGCCGCCCGCTCCCGCAACCCCGAAGCCTCCGAGCCCGAAGAAGAAGAAGAGGAGGAGGAAGAAATGGACATGGCCGCCAACCACAGCCGTAAGCGCAGCGCCAAAGGCGCCAAGCACACCAAGCCCGCCAAGGACGGCGGCATGTACGGCAAGAAGCCCATGGATGCCGAGTGTGGCTGTGGTCGCAAAGGCAAGTGCGACGGCAACTGCGGCTCCATGCGCAAGCGCAGCGACTCACTGACCCCTCTCGAGTACCTCGACGCCTGTGAGCTCGGCATCCAAGACCGCAGCACCGCCTATATCCGCGCCCGCCTCGACGCCGCCGAGCGCCTCGACCTCAAATGCGGCAAAGGCAGCATTTCCGAGGGCGAAAAATGCACCAAAGGCCCCGCGCAGAAGGTGCAGCCGAAACAGCCGAGCAAAGCTCGCACAATTGCATCAGCGGGTGCGATTCTCGGCGGTGTTGCCCTTAATGCGGGGGCTACCGGATATGGCTTAGGTAAGGCTCTCACTGGGGATCTTGCCGGCGCTGGTCGGGCTTTCCAGCTTGCCGGCGCTGGTCAGGCATTAACAGGCGTGGGTGCACGCGGCATAGGCCTTAAGAAAGAGAGCAACAGACTCTTCACGAGTGCCGCGCTCACCGCAGGAGCTGGAACTTTGGCACGCGAGCAACAGACCGGAGAGCTTGCCGGCTTACTGCGTAAAGGCCGTATGGCTATGCAAACTAATCGATTAAATAGGCGTCGCAGATCGCTGGAACGAGCATTTCGTAAACCTCCCGCAGTGCGTCCTCCTCGCCGCGACTCCGTCTACGCCACCGGCTTCTCCCTCGACTCCGGCTCCTTCGACATATGAACATGACGCTCACCCCAGCCACCATCCGCTCGGATCTCAAATGCGGCCGCGGATCGATCTCCGAGGGCGAGAAGTGCACGAAGGGGCCAGCAACTAAAGTTGAACCAACCTCACGTCCTAGCGCACGCAAGTGGGGAAAGGCGGGTAGTAGCCGCAATCTGCGCTTAACCGCAGAAGAGAAACAAGAACTGAGTGCTATGGGTCTGTTCCCGGCTCGTGACGCGTTAGCTCGCACTGAACTCGAGCTAGCACTCGAAGGTATGCGGAGGAAACGCCGGGATGCCGGTACCACTGAGTCCCGCATGGACCCCCGCGGCACCAAAGTCGCCGCCATGGAAGCCGAGCTCGCTAAGCAGGCCTCCGCTCGCGGCCTCAAAGGTGAGCGCGCCGCTGCCTACATCTACGGCACCCTCAACAAGATGGGCTACAAGAAGGGCAGCAAGACCACCCGCAAAGGCGCCGCCAAGGCAAAGCGCTCCGACTCCATCTGGGCCACCGGTTTCGAGCCATGACTCTCACCCCCGCAACGCTTCGCCTTGATCTCAAATGTGGCCGCGGTGCCATCTCCGAGGGCGAAAAGTGCACAAAAGGCCCAGCGACTAAGGTTGAATCGAAGCCCGCATCAGGTAGTCGTACAAAAAACAGCCCCTCTGTAGCGGAGAGTCGTAGAGCCAAAGCTAAATTACAGCAAGGCGGATTAACAACAAGCCAAAAAGTAATACTCGGCGCGTACGCCGTAGTAGGTGCATCCACTCTTTACAAGATGCGCAATATACGCAAAGCCTACGAAGAAAAATTCAGCCCCGCTCAGCGCTTTAAGCCTTTTACCGAAGACATCGGAGGTGTAAAGAACGTCCTCCAAAACATGACGGTCAAACGTGACAAAGTTGCAGGCCCAAGCCTATTCGGTGATGTCACGTTTGGCACCTATAAAGGTAAGAACGTTGTAGCCAAGACAATCGGTAACAAAGGCAGTGTCGGCTCGGCACAAATACGCTTGATGGAAATGGGTAAACAAATATCGGAGAAGACCGCAGATGCCCTCGTAGCCGCTCAGAAAAACCTCCAGGTCAACGAAGTCCAGGCCGCCCAGCTCGCCGGCAAACACGGCTTCGGTCCCAAGTTCGTCGCCGCCGGCAACAACACCCTGATCACCGAGGCCGCCCGGGGCCGCCCCCTTGCCAGCCAGGACCGCGCTCTGCGCTACATGCAGGGCAAAGGCCAACAGGAACTGCAGCAGGACCCTGGCAAATTCTTCAAGAAAGCCCTCGCCCTCCAATGGCGCGGCTTCACCAAGGGCAGCGAGCTCAGCAGCACCAACAAGGCCCGCATCGTCGAAAACCTCGGGCGTATGCACACCTTGGGTATATCCCATAACGACCTGCACCCAGGCAACGTCTTCATCAGCTCCAAGGGCGCTGAATTCATTGACTTCGGCACCTCCGAGCGTGGTGGTGGTGCCGTCGCCTCCGAATTTGTCCGCCTGATGAACAAGCCTCGCGCTGGCCTGCAGCAAGCCGGCGGCATGGGCTACAACCTCCGCACCGTCAACCCCGCCGCTTACAAGAGCGCAGAAAGCGCCATCAAGAAAGCGATTGGCAAGCGCTTCGGTGCCCTCACCTCCTCCGACATCCAAAACGCCCTCAAAAAGAGCAAGGACTCCACGACACTGGAATCCTCCCTCCAGCGCATCGTCGACGACTACTACCTCCAGACGGCCCGCGGCCAACGCACTGACGCCGCTTTGACCGCTGGCGCCATTGGTCGTTTAGACGCCTGCTGGGAGGGCTACGTCCAAGCCGGCATGAAACGCAAAGGCAAGCGCCGTGTGCCCAACTGCATCCCCGCTTCTTCCGGTCTCGCAAAACCACGCAAACAGCAGGACACCGAGGACGACAAGAAGTACTCCAAGCAGGTCCGCGACCCCAAAACCGGCCGCACCCGCACCGTCCGCTACGGCGCCAAGGGCTACCGCATCGCCCCCGGCACCGACAAAGGCGATCGCTACTGCGCCCGCAGCTTCGGCGACATGAAATCCGAGGGCTACAACTGCGCCGGCGCCGAACGCAACACCCCGCTGTGCTTGTCGCGGGCAAAGTGGCGCTGCTCCGGCAAGACCAGCCGCCGCGACTCTGCGCTTACGCCGGGAAAGTCCTCGGCCCGGTAAGGAGCGACGCCCCCGAGGGCGGCAAGGGAAAGCCCTGCGGCGCTTCTCACATACCCAAGGCGTATAAATGCACTAAAAACAAAAGCGGACTAACTACAGAAACTCTCAAAACTGCTGCTAAAGTCGCTCTTGCCGCAGGCGTAATAGCAGGAGGTGCTGCCATCGCCAGTAAGTACATGTC